TGTACACTGAGGCTCTCCAGCCCACTGTAACAAAACGTGAACGCCGTAACTTCATGATGACCCGTTCAGAGAATGGGCAACTCAAAGCTGAGTTACAGCAACGTGACGAACGTATTAACTCTCTTGAGGCACGTCTAACTCAACTTGAAGGTGCATCAACTATCATATCCCAACTAAAACAATTACTTAACTAGGAGGTAACATGAATATATTTGCACTCTCTGAGTGTCCTGAGCAGTCAGCATTGTGGTTGGATGACATACGCAAGAACAAGATGATCTTGGAATCTGCACAGATGTTATCTACCACAGTCAGGCACCTCACGCCTGACACTGACCTGCCAGTGTATCGGGTGGCGTACTTGAACCACCCGTGCACAATCTGGGCCAGACAATCCCGTGATAACTTTCGTTGGCTAGTAAGTCACATGAGATCGTTATTCAATCAGAAGGTAGGACTGCACAAGTCAGCTGACCTGTTGCCCTACTTTGACAAATACGCAGAGCATGGTGCCTTTCCATCTGAAAATAGGACACCCTTTGCAAACTGTGCACGTAACCAAGAACGTGGTGTAGATTACTCAGACGTTTCTGATGTGCATGGTGCATACCGCCTGTATATGAATGACAGGTGGAAAGAACGTACAATAACCCTGACATGGCGTTGGGGTAAGGAACCTGAATGGAGGAACTAACATGAGTTATACTATTCTTGCTGTAAACAAGTCTTTGATAGAGACTATGCCTGAGCAGGTAAGTGCAGAGCTTGAGATGTACAAGGCCTACGAGTTTGACCCAGCATTTTTTACTGCGGAGGGTGTTGCTGGTGCTGGTCATATCACTATCGGTGACACCAAGTGTTACGTAGTGCGACCAACCGAGTACGGCTTTGTTGTCAAGAAAATCTACATCACTGATCCTGACGAGCCTGATCCGGTGTTGCGTAGCTGGGGTATGTACCGAGAGTACAGCCTATTCAATGACAAAGACGTTCGACTTATGGGTTGGCTTACGGGTACAGTCAAGTCACTCTGTCCAAGATACCAAGATGAGCAAAACCTCTGCCTAAAGCTAAACTACAGGCTCGGTGCATTTGCCCCTCGTAGGTCTAATAGGTTTCATCCTAAGATCACATTGTGGAAAACTCAAGAGCATCGTGACACTGACAGGCTCACTGCCATGAATCCCACCCGTGCCTTTGGTCTGTTGTTCCCTGAGCTTGATCACAAGCAACTCATGCAGATGAATGATATGTACCTGCAAGAGTTTGCACCACGGGAATTCAAGGTTCACGTATCTACAGATGCAGAAGACTTCAGACGTGCCTATGCTGGTAATCAATCAGCCACGGAGAATATCAACACCACTCGTACCCGCAAGCACAGTGCACACAGCTGTATGCGGTATGAGTTTGAGCATCTGCCTTGCCATCCTGCTACCGCATATGCTAGTGGTGACTTCTCTATCGTCTTTGTCACCGACCAGAATGGTGACGTTGCTGGTCGTTGTGTGGTATGTACAAGCCCCGACTTCGACACACCACAGGCTGGGCCTATATATGGTGTGTCCGAGCAAGCCATTGACTGCATTGAAGAACGTCTAGAGTCTATGTGTGCAAAGTATGATGAGGACGCAAGTTGGGTAGGTGCACGTCTTAAACGTATCGAGTACGATGATGGTTTTGTCGGCCCCTATCTGGACTTGATCCCACAACGATTGTCTGATACAGGTGATCACCTAGTCATAGACTATCGTGGTGAGGTTGATGCCAGTGTATACAGTGGCGTACTTGGTGGCAGTTATGCTGAGTGTACCGAGTGTGGTAGAGGCATAGATGAAGATGACGTATTCCACTCAGAGTACGACCAGGAGTGTTACTGCGAGTCCTGCTATTATGACGTACACTTTTACTGCGAGTATGCAGAGTCAGACACACACAAGTCAGAATCCATAGAGTGCCGTAGAGTAACTTTTGGAGGTCGAACCGAGGTATTTCTAGTGTGTGAGCACCATGTACTTAACTACGATTCATTTGTACTCTGCACTGACGATGAGTGGTGGCATGTTGACGATGTTCAATACTGTGAGCACGATGACGTGTGGATTTCACCTGACACCATTGACGAGTACTTTCGGTCTGACTGGGATGGTGAGTTGTACCCCAACATCATGTCACGTACCACTGTTGATGGTGAGGAAGTATCTAGTGAGGAAATGGACAATGATTCGGGCATCTGGCAAAAGAATGCCGAGAATCTTTGGGAACAAGTACAAGAGGAAATGGAAGTATGACCTATAGTTTAATTGAGATGCTGCGTTACAAACGCCCAGAGGGTAGTCAGACGCAGAAAGAATTTTGTCAAAGGTTTCTCGAACCTACGTTCGGTTTACCTGACAGACATGGCAACTACATACACATCGTTGGTGATGAGCCTAACCTGTGTTTCACTGCACACCATGACACTGTGCACAAGACAGAGGGTATGCAGCAACTCGTTGTTATCAATGATGTAATCTCTGTTGCTGACCCAAAGGTATCCAGCTGCCTAGGTGCTGACTGTACCACTGGTGTATGGCTTATCCTTGGCATGATTGAAGAGGGTGTAGAGGGTGTCTATGTCATCCATGCAGCTGAGGAAGTAGGGTGCAAGGGTAGCCGTGCACTTGTAGATGATAACCCTTGGTGGTTGAGTTATATTGACGCAGTGATTAGCTTTGATCGGTACGGCACTGAGTCCGTCATCACTCACCAGATGGGCCTACGTACAGCCTCAGATGAGTTTGCTGCATCCTTCTCAGAGGCAATAAACTTGCCACAGTTCAAGGCTGACTCTGGTGGCTCTTACACTGACAGCAACGAGTACATACTTGACGTGTCAGAATGCACAAACATCAGTGTCGGATATTACGGACAGCATGGTGTCAATGAGACTCAAGACATTGATTTTGCTAATGTCTTACTGACTGCCTTGTGTCTAGCTGACTGGACACGTCTAGTGTTCAAACGTGACCCAAGTGTTGTTGAGGACAAGTATGTGTACAGGTCTCAGGCTATTGGCTATGAGCCAGTATGTAATGAGGACAACATAGATCAGCTCGAGACACTGGTGATCGACTACCCGCATAAGATTGCAGAGATGCTAGATCAATACGGCTTCACCCCGTACAGCCTCATGGAGGAGTGTCAGATTGACGATATGGCACAGTACTCTAGCTACTACGATGAGTATGCAACTAGACTAGGTAAAAAATATTTAGGCTGACCCCTTGACATACGAAATAAAGTGTCTATTTTATATTACTTAAGGTAACTTAAAGTTACTGTAATAATTATTATTATAGTAATAATAGATACTTTAAGTATAACTATAGGTTCACCACCCTTAGCTCAACTGGATAGAGCAACTGCCTTCTAAGCAGTAGGTTGCAGGTTCGAGTCCTGCAGGGTGGGCCAATCTATGGAGGCTAACATGGACGATCCACATGACGATTGTACACACTGGTTAGGAAAGATATGAGATTTAGAACAGCAGTAGATGAATACCTACACACACGGCAGTTTGCATCACTGGCAGCATCCTCTCAAAAAGGTTACGAGTCGGCACTACATTCTTTCTGTCGTATGTCCGTAGGTGGTAGGACTCTGGGTAATATCTCCATCAAGAATCTTAACGTCCCACTTTGCACGGAGATATACGATACGTGGGAGATGGAGACATCTACATCCAATGCAAACCACAAGGCACGTATATTCTCCGTCCTGATGAACTATCTGATCACGATGGAGAAGATGCCTACCAATCCTATGTCACGAGTACGGAAACGTACAAGTGAGCCACGTTCAGTTATCTGGACGCACGACCAAGTACTATCATGCCTCGACGCAGCATTCCAAAACTTCGACTGGAGAAACCTTGGGCTGATTATCTTGATGTGTTATGAATGGGGGCAGAGACCCATAGACATACGCAACTTGCAATGGGATCAAGTTGACCTTGAGAATGAGGTAGTGACAATCACTCAAAGCAAACGAGGTGCAACTGTTGAGCTACCTATTCCAGACAACTTACTCACGATGCTCAAACAGCAGAAAGAGGACTGGGACTTCCAGCCCTACGTAGTACCTCACCACAGGCCACAGGACAGTGCCTACAGGCCTCTAACGATTGTTCAGATGACAACACTGCTTACAGACGTTAAGGCTGCTGCAGGGCTTCCTGATGACCTCCGAGTGGGTGACTTAAGAAAGACCGCCATTGTGCAGATGATCGAGAGTGGTGTAGACCATCTTGCAATTCAATCTGTATCAGGTCATAAGCATGTACAAAGTTTAAATCCGTACAACAAGTTTAGTTTAAAAACCGCAAAGTCTGCATTAGATAGGAGACAAAGAGTATGATATGGGTATCTATATGGATACAAATAATAGCTGGAACAGGTGTTGATTACTTTCAGATCGGCAGCTTTTCTACTCAGGAAGAATGCCAACAGTCTCTACAAAAGGCTGGGGTTCTTGTAAACAACAACAATCAAAAAGTTTTATGCCTGGAGGTGAACGTAAAATGATACCTGCATCAAAAGTAGTAGGTCACAGTGCGGCTAAGTGGTCAAAGGCACAGCCACACGAAGGCATCTGGTGGACTAATAAACTTCATAGAGGTGTTAAAGGTGTAGATAGGTCTTACATTGCGTACTCACCATCGAAGCACCGTCTGATATATGTTCAGCAGCTTTGGGATCCTGACGAACAAAAAATAAAATGGTTAGTTGGTAATACTAGACAGCATTTTGAAGATCTTGAAGAGGCAAAAGAATTTGTAAAGGAAATGTTAGATGATTGAGGTAACATACGTAGACCACATGGGGTCAGACCTATCCGTGGTCAACTCTGCAAGGGTTAGCTTCGGTAAGAAGAGTGAAGCACTAGGTGAGGTAGGCATAGGTGATGACCCCGTCATGGTGCCTGTACTGCACGACAACGATGTGAGGCTGATCAGGTATCTTGCAAAGCACAAGCACAAGTCCCCGTTCAATCACGCCTTTGCTACCTTCCACGTCAAGGCACCGATCTTTGTAGCACGTCAGCTGGTCAAGCATGAGTACATGCCTTGGAATGAGATCAGCCGTAGGTACGTCGATGATGAACCTGAGTTCTACCAGCCTGACGTATGGCGTGGGCGTAGTGATGATAAGAAGCAAGGCAGTGATGGCGTGGTAGATGTTGGTAAAATAGGTGACGTTAGTTTAGCTAGTAAAACTCTATACAACAGCTTGCTTGACAGGGGTGTATGCCCAGAGCAAGCACGTATGGTACTGCCACAGTCTATGATGACTGAGTGGTACTGGTCAGGTTCTCTGTTTGCCTTTGCTAAGATGTGTGGCCTACGTCTCAAGGATGATACTCAGTATGAGACGAGGCTAGTGGCTCAAGAGATTGAGGACTATATGATGGACATTTACCCCAACTCTTGGGAAGCATTGAGGATGTATGATGATGAGTGAAGTAAAGGTGACAGAAATAACTGAGCATGAGGATGGCAGTGCCACACTACAGGTTGAGTGTGACTCAGAGACATTTGGAGCCATCTTTAACGTGGGCTTTGTGTCCCTGATTAAGACAGGTCTATACTGGGAGACAGACAATGATAAGACCAATGAGAGATGAAGAACGTAAGGCATCCCAAGAACGTGATGAAAAGAATAAGTGGCGCAAATGTGTCAGCTGTGGTAATGCAAGCAAGGACACATGGTGTGGCTTCTGTCTGGAGGAAGAGTAATGATAAACAGTTAGCGGCGAAGATGACTAAGCGTATACCAATGAAGGGCGGTGATGAGTATGATGCTCTCACTAAAGCACGTAAGTTTTACCTATGGAAAGCAGGTCAAGTAAAGAAGATCAAACGTGCTTACAATAAACGATTACGTAAGCATAACAAGGAGGTGAATGATGACTAAACTGTATGACTTAGAGCCAATGATCATGGACTGTTGGCATGTCTGTGATGACCTTCAGGTTGTCTTCAGACAGATCGGTGACGGTGAACGTGAGCCTACACAAGATGAGATGATGAATACCTTGATGGGTATGCAACAGCTGTACCAGTGGAAGTTTGAACAGTTGTTCTTCAAGTATGAACAAGTGTTGAAGGGACAGAGGGAGTAAATGTTTACTGTAGAACTTGAATATGACTATGCCCTTATCCGAACACTCGATGAACAGGATAGGCATGAAGATGTAGAGGTTGTAATAGGTGATGAGGGAGAAGTTTTTATTCTGCAATTTAATGAGAGCACACAGAAAAATTCTGTCATCGCAATGTCTTTACAACAGCTCGTAGATCTGTATGCTGCAATGGATAGCCCAGAAGGGTTATTTGGACTGGAGGTTAAAAGTGGCAAACAATGACAACCCACACTTAGCTTGTCCGTATCAAGACTGCGGATCAAGTGATGCATTTAATTGGAATGACGATGGCTTCGGCCACTGCCATTCTTGTTCGAGGGCTTACCCAATGCGAGACATGCCAGATGTTTTCGAATGGGTTAATTCCGAGTATCCATTGAAGGAGAGGAGAAACCCTATGGATATACCTATTGTGTCTCAGACACATGAGGGCATACGAGGCTTAGATGCTGACGTGTCCGAACTATATGGCATTGCCATACAGCAAGGCGAAGACGGACGACCTGTCCGTTATGCCTACAAGTACCCACACACAGTCAAGTACAGGCTAGTCGATGACAAGTCTAAGACCTGGACAAAGGATCGGGGCTTGGGTATGAACCACCTGTTTGGCCCTGAGTTCAATGCAGGGACAAGCCAACGAATCTATCTCACTGAAGGTGAGTTTGATGCGGCCTCTCTGTATCAGATACTCGGCAAGACTTTTCCCGTTAAGTCTCTACCCAGTGCAAGCATTGGCGAAAAGTTCATAGCCCACAACCACCTCTATCTGTCGTCATTCAAAGAGATCATCTACGCAGGTGAACTCGATCCTGCAGGGCGTAGGGCAGCAGACAAGTTATACCAGGCATTCCCCGATAAGTTTTTCTACGTACCTATGTCCAAGCACAAAGATGCCAATGACTTCTTACAGGCTGGTGATGGTAAGGACTTGATGTGGGCAGCTAAGAAGCCCATGCGGTACAGCCCAGAGAACTTCTTCTGTTCTAGTGAGGATTTTTCTAGTGCTTTACGTACAGAGAATCCTTACGAGTATGTACCTACTGGTCACTCAGGTCTCGATGAAAAGATCCGTGGCATGGTCAAGGGGGGACTAACCTTTATCAAGGCTCCCCGTGGTACTGGTAAGACTGAGGTGATCCGTTACTTTGAGACGGGTCTTCTACAGAACGAGGGTGTAAAGGTTGCACTCCTACACATGGAGGAGATGAAGTCCACTACACTACGTGCTATGGCTACCTACGAGCTTGGTTCCAATGTTCGTACAAGAGAGGATGCCGAACGTAATGGTTACACTCTTGATGATGTAGAGGCAGCAGCTAATAAGATTGCCGACTCTGAGAACAACAGGACAATCATCTTTGAGATGCAGTCTCACGACAACCCACTTACGTTGCTCGACTACACTCGCATGGCTGTCACATCCTTCGGTGCTAACTTCGTTTTCGTTGACCACGTTCAACGTCTGGCTTACCTGTCTAGCTCTGGTGTTGATGGTGCTACCAGTACACTGACCACACTAGGTTCACGTATGGCCCAGCTTGCCAAAGAGTTAAACATTGGTGTGGTATTTATCTCACAGGTTAACGATGACGGACGTACAAAGTATGCTGCATCTCTTGAAGAAGAGGCTATCATCTGTATAAAGATCGAACGAGACACTGATTCCGAGGACGAGATACTTCAGAACACAACTGAATTTATTGTTGACAAGAACAGGCCATTTGCTAAATTGGGCAAAGCAGGTTCAGTCTACTACGATCCAGAGACAACGATCCTCAGTGAAGATGTACCGTATGATAGGGGTGAGATAGCAGCATGATTGTATTTGATGTAGAAGCTGACGGACTACTTGATCAGGCTACAAAGATACACTGCTTATCCTATACCCATGATGGTAAAACTTACCACAGTTTGCATGATTACTCTGCTATGCGTGATCTCCTACTCAATCAGCCAGGTCTGATTGGTCACAACATTATCAGGTATGATGTACCACTTGTAGAAAAGATCTTGGGTATCAAGGTGACAGCACGTCTCTTTGACACACTGCCAATGTCTTGGGTATTAAATTACGATAGGTCAAAACATGGTCTTGATTCTTTTGGTGAGGATTTCGGTATTCCTAAACCTAAGATTGATGACTGGGAAAACTTAACCCTTGAGGAGTATACACACAGATGTACAGAGGATGTAAAAATCAATTGGTGCTTGTGGCAAAATCTTCTAAAGAGATTTATGTTCATCTACAAGGACAAGTCAAATCTAGATCGGTTCTTCCGGTATCTGGAGTTTAAGATGAACTGTGCTGCAACAGCTGAGAGCCTTGGATGGAAGCTAGATGTAGATCTTGCACAGAGATGTGTAGACGACATCACCAAGCAGAAGTCTCATAAGGAATCTGAGCTAAGTGCAGTCATGCCCAAACGTAAGGTCACTTCAAAGAAGACTAAGCCAAAGAACTGTTTCCGTAAGGACGGTACAGCATCGGCTCATGGTCAACGTTGGTTTGATCTCCTTAAAGAGCAGAGCCTACCACCACACTTTGACGGTGAGGTAGAGGTTATCAAGGGTTGGAATGAACCTAATCCAAACTCTACTGATCAGGTCAAGGACTGGCTATACTCTATGGGTTGGGAGCCTTGCACATTTAAATACGATAGAAACAAGGAGACTGGCGAAGAGAAGAAGATACCTCAAGTACGTAAAGATGGAGAGCTGACCGACTCAGTAAAACTGATAGCAGAGAACAACCCTGCTGTTGAAGTTCTTGGAGGTCTGACCGTCCTGCAGCATAGACTTAAGATCTTCGAAGCATTTCTCGAATGTGAACAAGGTGGCTATGTTAAAGCAGAAATTTCTGGACTTACCAACACTCTCCGTTTCAAACACAAGAAACCACTAGTCAACCTTCCTGGGGTAGACAGGCCGTGGGGCAAAGAAGTACGTGGTTGCTTGATTGCTCCAGAGGGTTACGTCCTCTGCGGTGCTGATATGACATCCCTTGAAGATACAACCAAGAGACACTACATGCACCCTTACGATCCTGACTATGTGCAAGAGATGTCTCAAGAAGGTTTTGATCCACACCTTGACTTGGCTAAACATGCAGGTGCTATCAAACAGTCTGACATTGATTCTTATAACCAAGGTCAACGTCCAGAGTTGAAGGCACTACGCAAGAACTACAAGGTAGTTAACTATTCTGCTACTTACGGAGTTGGTGCAGCTAAGTTGTCCCGTACTACTGGCATGGCTGTCCCTCATGCACAATCTATCTTGGATGCATACTGGGAACGTAATTGGTCTGTCAAAGCATTTGCTGAGGATCAGAAGGTCAGACAGATCAACGGAGAGATGTGGGTACAAAACCCTGTCAGTGGTTTCTGGCATTCACTCCGTTATGAGAAGGATGTATTCTCTACACTCAATCAATCCACCGGAGCCTATTGCTTTGATAAGTGGGTTGCTTACTACAGATCACGCAGACCTAATATCATAGGTCAGTTTCATGATGAATCTATTAACCTTGTTAAGGAAGGAGAGCAGGATGAGCATACAAAAACATTGACCTGGGCTATTGAAAAACTTAATCAAGAGCTTAAATTAAATGTTGACTTGGGTATTGACGTACAATATGGTCATAAGTATAGTGAAGTACACTAACGTAATGGAGGGCCAAATGGCTACACGTAAAGTAAAAGTATCAGGCATTGCTGAATGGGCAAAAGTATTTCCACAAAACCGTGACATGGAAGGTTTTGATGGTGTGTACAGGGATCATGACGGCGCTTGCACAATTGATGTTATCATGGATGATGACAACCTAACTGCACTAAAGGCATCACGTTCTATGAAGAAGGGGTCAGCTGACCCTCAAGGACGTGGGACTAAGGTTAAGTTTATCCGTAAGTATGATACAGGAAGGGATTGGGACAGTGGTGCGCCTATTGTTACTTGGGCTGATGGCAGCCCTTACGACCTTGATACCGATGGCTCTATTGGTAATGGATCTACAGTAGAAGTGGAGCTGTCCGTCTATGACACTAGCCGACCTGCTATTGTCGGCACACGGCTTGATAAAGTTATTGTGCTTGATAAGGTAGATTATGTCAGGGATACTGCAGGGGAAACTACTTCGCCACCCACTGCAGCTAAACAAGAAGGCGAAGTGTTGTTTTAACCTCCTCCAAAAACAACTAGTGGCCCCCTTCGGGGGGCCATAACTTTAAGGATATAATATGAAAAAGATTGATACACTAGTAGAAGACATCGAGTCCGTGATCTATGGACTGGGTGGTTGGAACGGCACGATAGGTTCTATTCTAGGAAACAATATCGCCATGTCAGCCAACAAAAGATTTAGTAAGCCACAAGAGCCTCGTGGGTATCTATCTCTTTCGTCCATAGGCACACCGTGCAAACGTAAGTTGTGGTACAAGGTAAACAAGCCAGGCACAGGCGAACCACTCAGTGCTAACCTACTTCTCCGTTTCTTCTACGGGGACATGATTGAAGAGCTGATACTGTCTATGGTTACAGCCTCTGGTCACAGTATGGAAGGCTCCCAGGATAGGCTGACCGTACATGGTATTCGTGGCCACCGTGACTGTGTTATTGACGGTATGACTGTAGATGTTAAGTCCTGCAGCCCTTTTGCTTTCAAGAAATTTAAAGACGGATCACTCCGTGATAACGATGCGTTTGGTTACATTAGCCAACTTAGTTCCTATGTCTATGCAGGTAAGGACGACCCACTAGTTACAAACAAAACACACGGGGCTTTCCTTGCTGTTGATAAGGTTAGTGGTGAGATCTGCCTAGACGTACATGACTTTACTGAAGACCTGAAGACCAAAGAACAAGAGATGCTTGCAGCCAAAGATCTGGTTGCAGGTGATTTACCTACAGATCGTATTCAACCAGTACCTGCAAGCAAGGCAAGTCCTAACACGAAGCTGGACAAGTCCTGTCAATTCTGTGAATACAAAAAGATCTGTTGGCCTAATCTGCGTATGTTCAAATACTCCTACGGCATTGAGTACTTGGTGCACGTAGAAAAAGAACCCAAGGTTGATGAGGTGTTCGATGACACGGGCAGCTAAGGCTAAGGGCAGAACTGGACAGAACGAAATCAGGGATACCATACTAGAGAACTTTCCTGACCTAGAACCTGATGACGTTAAGTCTACTACTATGGGAGACACTGGAGAAGACATCCAGCTGTCTCCCGCAGCTAGAAAAAAGATTCCGATTACTATCGAAGTAAAACGTAGGAAGTCTGGAATGAAGATGGCCTACGATTACATTGAACAAGCCAGGAAGCATGGTAAAGGTGAACCAGTTGTTTTCTTTCGGGCAGACAGAAAGGAATGGATTACAATGGTAAGTCTTGATCACTACATGGAGTTGTTAAAGAAATGGAAGTAAAAATATGGGGAGTGCTACAGGGTCCAACATCAATCAATGATATCTACGATCCCGAGCACCTTGACAATGCTCCAGAAGGTTCTAAGTACTTCATGGTGTGTAAAACAGAGATTAACGGTGAGATTGCTGACGATAATTTTTGGTTTGACGATTTCGATTCTGCTTATGAGTGGCAGAAACATTTTTCCGAATCCATCGACCCTATTATTGTTGACATGACATCTGATCCTGAGTATAACTAGGAGTCTTGCTGATGAGGTTCGAGCTAAATATAATAATAAAAGTAGACCCTAGTGCAAACTTTTTAGAAACATTCGGGAATAATGCTGAGGTAATCTCAGAACTCGTACAGGGAAGCTTGTACGACATAGACGATATCGTTGTAGAGGAGTGTGAGGTTAGATATGATAAGCCAAGTTGATATAGATGCCTGGGATTTTTATGACTCAGGTCAGTTAAATGACTACCAAAATGCCGCAGCAGCTACTGCTATTTATAAGTCAGAGCATGCGATAATCTACCCAGCCCTTGGCCTAGCAGCTGAAGCTGGTGAGGTAGCTAACAAGGTTAAGAAGATCATGCGTGACGGTCAGTTTGATCGTGATGCAATTGCAGACGAAGTGGGTGACTGTCTTTGGTATATTGCAGCACTATGTCGAGATCTAAATGTAGATCTCAGTGCAGTTGCGGATAATAATTTAAAAAAGCTACGTGACAGACAACAACGTGGTAAATTAAAAGGGTCAGGGGATAAAAGATGAATAACCAACTACCAACAGATTACCAGGCTTTTATCCACAAGTCACGGTATGCAAAGTACCGTGAAGGATCTGGCCGTGAATCCTGGAGTGATACCGTATCTCGTTTTATGACTAATGTAGTTCGAGACTTGGTGGATTCAGAAACAAAGTTTAAACTAGAACAGGCTATTCTAGGTCTAGAGGTAATGCCCTCTATGCGATCTCTTATGACTGCCGGACCTGCAGCAGACAGGGACAATACCTGTATGTACAACTGTAGCTACCTACCCGTAGATGACCTTAAGTCCTTCGATGAGGCTATGTTTATCCTCCTCTGTGGCACGGGAGTTGGCTTCAGTGTAGAGAGGCAAGCCATCAACAAGCTTCCAGATGTTCCTCAACTCTTCGACAGTGAGACTAATATCGTCGTCAAGGACTCCAAGGAGGGGTGGGCTAAAGCTCTTCGTCAATTGATTGCACTCCTATACTCTGGTGAGATCCCAACTTGGGATGTGTCTAAGGTACGTCCAGCTGGAGCACCTCTTAAAACTTTTGGTGGTAGGGCTTCTGGTCCAGCCCCTTTGGTTGACCTGTTTAACTTTACTATTAGCACTTTCAAGAAAGCTTCAGGACGTAAACTCAGCTCTATCGAGTGTCACGATATTATGTGTAAGATTGGTGAGGTAGTAGTTGTAGGTGGTGTACGCCGTAGTGCAATGATCAGTCTGTCTAATTTGAGTGATGACCGGATGCGTCATGCTAAGTCAGGACAATGGTGGGAGAATAATCCACAACGTGCCTTGGCTAACAACTCTGTCTCCTACACTGAAAAACCAGACAGTGTCTCTTTTATGCGTGAGTGGATGGCTTTAGTTGAGTCTGGTTCTGGTGAACGTGGTATCTTCAACCGTGAAGCATCTAAGAAACAAGCTGGATTAAATGGTAGACGTGATCCTAACTATGATTTTGGTACAAATCCTTGTTCGGAAATTATACTACGACCGATGCAATTTTGCAACTTAACAGAGTGTGTAGTACGTGCTACAGATACTTTAGAAACTTTGGAGGAGAAAGTACGCCTAGCCACTATCTTAGGCACAATTCAATCTACCTATACCAAGTTTCCTTACTTACGTAAGAAGTGGGCAGACAATACTGAAGATGAACGTCTACTTGGTGTGTCTCTTACTGGCATTATGGATAACCCTTTAATGACAACAAAGAATGTGGGATTGGAGAAAACTCTTGGCAAACTTAGATCTTTGGCCGTGGCTACTAATGCTGAGTGGGCTAAACGCCTTGGCATCCCTGTTGCTGCTGCTATCAGCTGCGTTAAACCTTCGGGAACAGTATCACAGTTGGTTGACTCCTCTTCTGGTATTCATGCTCGTCACAGCCCCTATTATATTCGGACTGTTCGTGGTGATAACAAAGATCCTCTGACACAGTTTATGATTGACCAAGGCATTCCTAATGAGCCTGATGTGTTTAAACCTGAGCAGACTACAGTCTTTAGTTTTCCTCAGATGGCACCTAAAGGTGCTGTATGTACATCGGACATCTCTGCTGTTGAACAGTTAAAGATGTGGCTACAGTATCAAAGGCATTGGTGTGAACATAAACCTTCAGTGACTATAAACGTAAAGTCAGAGGAGTGGATGGAAGTAGGTGCATTTGTTTACAAATATTTTGACGAGATGTCTGGTGTATCATTCCTACCATACAATGAACACACGTATCAGCAAGCACCTTATCAAGAAGTAGGTAAGAGTGATTACAACTCTCTCAAGTCTCTCATGCCTAAGTCTATCGACTGGTCTAAACTCTCCGAGTATGAGAACGAAGATAATACTTCTGGGAGTCAGACACTTGCTTGCTCTGGAGACTCATGCGAAATCGTAGACCTAGTGTAGGGTCTACACCCTCACCCTGCGTAAAGATCTGTCAGATAAAAGACGGGTACTGCGCAGGGTGTTTAAGGACCATAGACGAGATTAGGGACTGGATGATAATGTCGGACTATGAGCAAAAGAAACTGTTACGTGAACTGAATTGGAGAAAAGAACACAATGTATGTGGTGATAACTAGAGAGCAGTGTAACTTTTGTGACTTAGCTAAAGCAATGCTAAAGAATAAAAACATTGGTTATGTAGAATATAATGTCCATTCTACCAGTTCTAAATGGATTTTAACCTTGCTAAAGAAGACAAATCTCAGTACAGTACCTCAAATCTTTGATGACAAAGGTGGTCACGTAGGTGGTTATAGGGAATTAAGGGAGCTTTTAAATGGCGGCAGTGAGAAAGAATTTTAACAGAGCCTTGTACGAGGCTTACGACAAACAAGCTAAGGATGCTCTTGTATCCCACCTAAAATCTAAAAAGCATGTTATCGTAAATACAGAAGAAAACTACTTTGTAGACGTTGTCTCGCAAAAACACGGGCTAACATTCTTCAATGAAGCTGAAGTTAAAGTAGCTTGGGAAAACGATTGGCCTGAACATTGGGATGAGATACGTATACCAGAACGTAAGCAACGCCTACTAGATAAGTATGAGGGCAACGATGGAGTGCTAAACTTTTACGTCTTTCGTAAGGATCTAAAACAAGCCTGGCGTATTAAAGATACGTTACTTACCAAAGAAAGCTTAAAAGAAGCTAAAGGTCGGTACATTAAACCTGGAGAATTATTCTTCCACATCCCGTATACAAAAGCAGAGCTAGTAAAACTATGAGTGATAACGTAAATAAACCTCCACACTATGGTCAGGGTGATATCGAGTGTATCACATATATTAAAGACATCTTGACAGATGAGGAGCTAATAGGTTATTATAGGGGTAACGTTGCTAAATACTTGCACCGTTGGAGGTATAAGAATGGTCTAGAGGATTTAAAAAAAGCACGATGGTATTTGGAAGCACTTATTCAACTTCAAAGCAAAGAGTAAGGCCATCCCTAAAACAAGGAGTTGGTAGTTGAAAGAGGATTTAGAGAAAGAGGCAAAAAAGTTTACTCAACAAAAACGTAAAATTGTTTCAAGCAAAGGTCTGACAGCAAGGATATATCTTGCTGGCCAGGCTTTAACTGGTCTTCTAGCAGGTGCAAGATCCAGTAACAATATGCGGGATATAAAGAAACAAGCATACGACTGGGCAGACTACATGCTGGATGAAGATACTTAAAAAAAGAGGGGGCGTTAAGCCCCCTTAATTTATTGAACTACTTTGTTCCAGTCGTCGTAGGTATCAACAAGATTTTTAATCTTCATAAGTTGTTGATAACCATCCTCCATCTCTAGTATCTTCTCCATCTTTTGATCGTAGGTATCAGTGCTTCCAAATTCAAATGGTAGAAGGTTTAATACTTTTTCCACTACTTTTTTCTTACTGCTAAGTTTTCTTACAACATCCATTGTTTGAGGTACTTGGCCACCATTCTCCATCTGATTGACTACCATAGCCTTGGCACCCTCTCTAACCTCATTTAGTACAAGTTCCTTTTGATCTTGTCTCATCTTGAAGTAATTAGGATACTTAGCCATAGCCAATTCAGACTGGGTCTGTAGTGCAGGGGCTAACATCCCGTCCATGTAGTTCTTTACTTTCGCAGGACCAGTCCAACGAACCTGGGTAAAGATATTAGCACCAGCTGAGTTAAACATAGCCTCAACTAAGTTAGGATTCTTAGAAGACCTAACCATTAGTTGCTTACCAACATCTACATCCTTTCCAGAAGCAAAGCCTCTTGTAGGTGTAGCCCTTCTCTCCATACCCTCTGCTTGTCCGGTAAGTTGATTAAGGTAACGACCTGCATCATTAAAAAATCTATTACCTTGACGAAGGTCGGGGTTCATCTCTTTACCCTCAAGCAATCCATAAGCAGTGTTCACTGGATCAAGATGGCGAGTAAATCCAGAAACTACCTTCGAACCTGATGCAGCAAGCATACTGTAGGCAAGAGGACCATAGTCACCATCTTTAGCCATCTGCCAAGATCTTCCCATAGAAGCTCCGAGATCGTCAAGGTCTCTCAGTGCTTGCCCTGGACCTACCTGGACTGTAAGATCAACCCAAAGATCGTCAGGAATACCTGACATAAATCTTTTACGGAACTCAGAGTCAGTCAACATACGTTGAGCTGCCTTAGACATGTCCATCTCACCAGTCTCAATCATACCATGAGCAATGGCCTGGCTACTAGCTCTTATCAGAGATATAGGCCATTCAAACTCACGGTTCCTGACCGTACCATCGTCCTGCCTATCTTGCTTCCAACTCAGGCCACTTTCTATTCTTTCGACAGCACTATCACCAGTTTCAGTTTCAAATCCTATTTGACCACCAACACCGTAGCTAACTGCACCCCAACCTACAACCATTTTAGAAAATAGTTCTACACCATCATCAGTTACAGGATCAATCTGTTTACCGATAGTTTTAGCTGTAACATATCTTAAGTAGTTTACCCCACTAAGATCTCCAGCAGTTGCTATAGTTGTGTTCAAGAAGCTCCCGAAAGGTACAACATAACCACCCATAGAACGGTTGGTAACTGTTTCGATAAACCTTGCAGACTTTCTCATAAAGTTTGTAGCAGGTAAGGTAGACCAGTTTACAGAGGCAGTTTCCCTCATAGTACGGTAAGCAGCTTGCTCCATGATCTCACGGAACTCTGGTTTAGCCATAGTAAACTCTACATCAGGATTGGAGAAGAACTCCTCTGGAGTTACTCCATACTTCTTCATAATACCCTGGTTAAGGTTTGTACCGAAAGCAAAACGTTTAGTAAGGTTATCCTGAAGCCTGGCTAATGTTAGTGTTTGCACACCCTTTGTGTATGCATCAGCACCCTTCCAAAGAAACTCTTCAGTCTTTCCTATAGCTGTTCTTACAGGTCCAGCATCCTTAAGTCGTTTCTTGTAAGAAGCTCCATCAAGATTAAACATCTCTAAAGAATCAGTAACACCACCGTCACCTGCAATATCTCTAAATAACTTTTCTGCAATCTTAGGGTTCATTGCAAGAACAGCATCAGCATATTCAATAGGGATATCTGGGGACAATGCATCAGCAACTCTGCGGAATGATCCACCCCACTCTCCATAGGCTCTGTTGTAAAAATTTACTGCAGCCTCTTCGTTACCAAGACCTTTTGCAATAGCACCACGAGACAGATCTATAGCACCGGCAACAAAGTCTGCAGCAGTATTAAGAGATACAAGTGTTTTAAAGCCTTGAAGGTTAGCACCAGTAGTAGATAGGTGAGAGGTAATTAGTCGTTTATACAAAGACAGTGCAGCTTGATTGTGTTGTGGACCTTCCGAAGGTTGTATCCTCTTGTACAACTCAAGCATACCTTTGTTACTAACACCTGCCTTTTGCAATCTAGACAGCTCAGATGCAATCCACAGATTTTCACCCGCCAAACTAGTGCTGTTTTTCATTACAGCTTCCATCATAGCAGGGGAGACTTTACCTTTTTCTGTACGTACACCATCGAGTACGTAACCAGTTTCTTCTTCCCAGGTTTTAACCATCTTATCAAGTTTAGACGGATTAATAAAACGTATAGTCCTTGCAAAGGCACCAGTTGTCTTGTACTTCTTTATGATCTCTGGATGCATCACAAACCCAGCATCATTTAGAGCTTCAAAATAACCTTTAACTCCATTTTCTGGATCACCAAACCAAAAGAATTTAGAGAATGCATTAGTGGCTGCAAGGTCTCTTCTCTTTTCACCCCTAGAAGCAATTAACCTATCAGCTTCATCTTTAGCTTGTTCCCAAGGTAAGAAGTTAATCTTACCTCTAGCAGATAACGTACCAAACTGTTCATCAAGAGATTGAAACAAGCCGTTCTTGTCCAGTGCCTGACCAAGCTTTTTCCAAGCTTCATCTGGACCATGTTTCTTAATCATCTTGTCGATGTTTTGATACGAAAGAATAGTATTCTTTGCAAAGGGAGACCTTCTAGCTTCCTTAAACAGTGCTGATCCACCTGCAACTACGGGAAAGAGCATAGATCCTGCAGCAGTAAGAGCACCTTCAGCCTTGCTGTACTCGTCCTGTGCACCAACTTCTATCAGCTGCATCTGTCTACCAAAGTCTTGCCCAAGTGCAAATGCACCGTCTACCGTAGCCATTGGCATAGCCTTTGCCATAGCATTGCTTATAGCAATAGTTGCAGCTTTCTTTGTAGCACCTTTTTCAATAGCATCTGTATAGGCTGCAGTCAGCATTTTTTGAAGTGCAGCACCTGTAGCTTTTGTACCCCCTGCAGTTAAAACTTTACCTATACCAAACGACAAGATAGTTACAGGATCCCATACCGCAGCTGAGGTGTAGTCTACGATACCATCGAACATCTCTGGCCAACTACCTTCACCAGTAAAGATATTACCCATCTGGTTAAAAAGTAAGTACCCTCCAGCAAGGCGTCTTTTAGTTTCGTCGTCTGCCCCCAGGGTATAAGTAATCTCATTAGCAACAGTAACTGATTGTGCAGCATCAAAAGTTCTTTGATAATTTTGGTAGATCTCAAATGCTTTTTCTGGCTCCATCGCCCTGTAGTTACGGTTCATTAGAGCAGAACCGCCAGTAGCACCCCCCATCACACCTGCAACACTTTTAGTAACTTTACCGAAGGTTGTTGATTCGGGAAATCTTGCCTCTAAAGATTGGTACACAATCTCCATAAGGTCTGGATCAGCAATGATGTCTTCTTTAGTTAGAGGCTTATTGTCGTACTTATCAAAAATATCGTATACGTTTAAAAAACGATCTTCTGCCTCTAGGGTAAAACCTCCAAATGGAACTTGAAGATCTTTTAGTGTAAATGGAGAGCTTAAATCTTGTGCTTGCTGCACTGGTGTCTCAGATACACCTGTTTGAGGGTATAAGTCACCCAGAGTAAACCCTTCAGATGTAGGCTCCCCTTCAGTGGGTACTTCTACTGTAGGTTGTTCTGATACAGGAACTTCTGGTGTAAGTTCAGGCACCTCTGATGTAGGCTCTGTTGTTGTTTCCAGAGTAGTTATGATAGGCTCTACATCAGGTACGACAACATCTTTCTCTAGATCAGCTAGAGTAAATCCATCTGCCATATTATTTTCCTTTGTATGGACCTGTCACGGTTTGACCATCGTCTCTAGTATAAGTTACAACATCACCTACTTTGATAATTCCATATTCAATAAGAGACCTAAGCACAGAAACATTAGGAACTACGATAGGGGCTGCATCCTTAGCCTCTTTTATATAATCGGGTAGAACCGCAGTTCTCAACTTAGGCTCTGCCTCCATTGCCTCCCCAATAACATTGTTTCCGTACAAGGAGGTTACACC